CGAGATCTACACTCTTTCCCTACACGACGCTCTTCCGATCTGCTTCCCGTCCGCCTTTCTCATTTCATGCGCTTGTTGATTTCTCTGGTAATCTTCCGGCTGACTCTGGCTTGCTGGCTGTCTTTCGTCCGCTTGACGGCTCGTTTCATGGTGAAATGGCCGCGCACATAGCCGCCCTTCGGGCCGACGAACATTCCGCCTTCCGGGTCGTCCCGGTTATAGACGAACGTGTGGCCTTCCCAATGACCAGGGACAAAGTGACTTCGGAATCCGTGTTCCAGGTGGCCGGCATAGTCCAGGGGGTTATAAAATCGAACGATGTACCGGCGGCCGGCGCGCTTCGCGGTCTGGTCGCTTTTCCAGTTCCGCCGATAGTCGCCGGTGTTGACGATGTCCGGAACGTCGGTCGTACAGATCAGGCGGGCCTGTTTCACGGCGTACACGCCTTCGCCGACTGCGATCTTGGACATGATTTCCGGGACTTCGTCAGTCAGGGCTTGAAGGCCGCCGATATACTGGATCAGGTCGTTCTTTTTCACGCTCACGGCGCGCCCTCCTTTCTGTTATACCTTGTGGAGATTGGCGGCCTTGACGGCCGCGGTGACGGTGGAACCGACGCCAATCACGACGCGGTCGCCGCTGACCTCGATCACGTCGTAGACGTCATAGTAGGTCTTGAAGGACCTTCCGTCGTAGGTGACAGCGTTCAGGACTTTCGCCTTGTCACCCTTCGCGAAGGACTCCGGCGCGGTCGCGGTCGGAATCTTGATCTTCTGGCCGACGCGGATCACATTCGGGTTTTTGATCCCGTTGTAGGCGGCGATCTTCTGGTAGGTGGTCCCATGCTTCGCCGCGATCGCGGACAGGGTGTCGCCCTTCTTCACGGTGTAGACGGTCACGCCCTGGCCGGCTCCGGCGTCGGGCGCGGTGTCAGTCACGCCCAGGCGGCGGTTCACTTCGGCCGCGATCTCCCCGTGTCGGTTATACAGATAGTCGCCGGGACAGGACTTGTTCGCGTAGTCACGGTGAACGGTCATATTACAGCCGTTTTTGTGGTTCATGCGGTCCGCCTTCTTGGTGGACCACACAAGTTTCTTGATCCCGTTCCGCTTGCAAATATCGGTCACAAGGTCAAGAAGCGCGGCGAAGGCCCTGTCATTTACTGCGTAGGGGTGTTTGGTGTCGCTGGCGACCTCGATCGTCACGGCGCGGTTGTCGTTTGCGGCGCTGGAACTGCACCAGGACCGGTCCTTTTCCTCCACATACATTCCGATCTTTCCGTCGGTTCCGACGCCATAGTTCGAAGACGCCTGGCGCGAAGTAGGGGCGAAGATGTTCCCCAGGGTTTCGACCGTACATTGGCCGACCACACAATGAATTGTGATCGTGTCGATCTTGTGGTTTCTGGGGCTGTTCTTATTGGGTGAAATGCGGGTATAGTCCACAAGCGGGCTGTTACTCATAGTCGATCACTTCCTTTTCTTTTTCCTGGGCGTCGGACGTGCCGGCGTTCAGGATCGCGTTGAACTTCACGAAGGCTTCCTTGATGTACTTACAGGACACCAGAAGAACCGCGCCTATAATCACCAGGTCGGCGAAAAGGTCGGTGTACTCCTGGGGGATTTCCCAGCCGACTTCGTTCGCAAACAGGGGAAGCGTGGTCACGGCCACACACAACAGGGTCAGGCCGATCACGAAGGTCGCGATCTTGTAGGCGCTGTTGATCAACTTTTCGCGGTCAAAGGGTTCGTGAAGAAGTTTGATGTTGTACCACAGGGAGAAGGTGACGTTCGCCAGGTATGCAGACAGGAAGATCAGCATAGACCAGCCGATATTCACCAGGTTTCCGACGATACTGTTAAACATAGGGTCATACCTCCTTTGTGTCGTTGTAGATTTCCGGGCCATACTTCTTCCGAAGTTTGATCCGGTTTTCTGCTTTTGCTTTCGAATAATAGAAGCCGGTCGCGGCCGCAGTTTCGGCGAAGACAGCGGGGATCAGATAGGCAAGGGGCGACGTGTCGCCGGTCCTCCACACCATGACCAGGGTGAAGGCGGTCACGACGATCGTGGCCGCCCCCACGGTGGAAATGATGACTTTCGAAAACTCCCGCTTTTTCGCGTGTCTTCCGCCGGTCATGTCCTGTTCTCCAGGTCTTCGATCCTGTGGTTCGCGACCTTGATTTTTTCTTCAAGGACGGCCTGGGCTTCTTCCAGGCCGTAGGTTCGTTCGACCACAGAATTATGTTTGTCGACCTTCTTTTCCAGTTCTTCCAGGCGGTAGGCGATCAAGGCGGAACTTTTTCTGTTCGCGAAGTAGGACCCGCCCAGGGTCCCAAGTAGGGACAGGACGGCAATCAGAATCCCTTCTGTCATTGGTGGTTTCTCCTTTCAGGGTATAGAGAAGGGCGGGTTTCCCCGCCCTTCTCATATTCAGGTGGTTTCGCTCCACCCATAAGTCCCAGGCTCCCAGACGTTCCCGTCCAGGTCAGACACCCAGCGTTTGCCGTTATGGCTGACCTTGTCGCCGGCGCTGTATGCGTCATGCGCTCCCAGGGGCTGGGACCAGGCCGGCCATTCCTCGGCCGGGTCGCCGATTTTGGACCACAGGGCCGGGGTCAAAGAAGGGTTCCACCCTTGCTGTGAAGTGTGGCCCTGGCCTTCGTTGACGCGGTACAGGTTGCCGTCCAGGGGGTCGCGCCTGATCTGGCCCGCGTCGTATCGGATCGGATAGTTCCACGCCGCGAACTGTCCGGCGTTCTCTGTGGCGGTGACGTCGTCGATCTGGCCGGCTTCGGCCATAAGGACGAAGGCGATCGAAGTCGCCCTGGCGATCTCCGTCAGCGGGTTCGCCTTTTCGCGTTCCTGGGCTTCCTTCATGCTGACGTGATCACAGTCTTTCGGATCAAACATGGCTTTCCCTCCTTTATGCGAACCGGATCGTCGCCTGGATCACTTCAATCTGCTGGGTTCCCTTCGTCAGATAGAAGCGATAGGCCAGGCCGAAGTCGGGCGACGCGACGGTGGTATTTGCGAATGTGTGGACGAACTTTCCGACCTTGCTTGTGATGTCCTCCCAGACAGGGGCCGTGTCGAACGGGTTGTTCGTGACCTCGACGTGAAGGGTCGCGTCGGCCGGGTGGTCGGCGGGGTACAAGGACAGGAAGACCTTCGTCACCTTCGCGTCGGTGGAGATCGCGCGGGACGCGGCGATCCTGTTGACGGTTCGGGTGAAGGTGATCTGGCGGGTCGCGCTTCCGCCGGCTCCGTCAGTGACATAGATTTTCAGAACGTGGGTCCCGGTCAAAAGGCGAAGCCACACGCCGGACAGGTCCGCCGTGTTCTGGTGGCCGCTGGTCGCCGTATAGGTCCGAAGGGTGATGGTTTCCGACCCGTTGGTCACGGTTTCCGTAACGGTCAACGTCTGGGACGCCGCTTCGCCGTCGGTGACGGTGTACTGGTGGGAGAACGGGGCCGTCTTCGCGCCGACATTCTGGTCGCTTCCGCTGATCACTGGGTTCGTGTTGTAGGAAATGGCCTGGGCGTTTCCGGTCCTGTATGCAGATTCAGCGCCGTTCGCGTCGACCGCCTTCACGCGGACCTGATAGTTTGTCCCGCTCGACGGGACCGTGTCTGTGATGGACTTCGCCGACGTGATCCCGATCTGGGTGTAGGCTCCGGAATCGACCCGGCGTTCCCAGACATAACTGATCGCGTTCCCCTCCGGGTCGGTGGACCCGCCGGTGGAGATCGTCAACTTCTGGCCGGCGCGCGGGGTCCCGTGGGAGATGGACGACGGGGTGGTGGGCGGCTGGTTCCATTGAAGGATATAAGCCCCGTCTGTATCCGTTGTATCAGATACCAGAGTGTCAGGGGCCAAAAATAAAGCCGGGCGAACGCCGCTGTTGCCGCTGTCCGCATTGTTCCAGCCCAGACCGCCGTCGGAATCGACACTCCGCACGTTGTGCGCGCCGCCGGCGTTCGGGGTCAGAAGCCACCACCACCAGGGGGACGAAGCGTTCAGGTTGGAACTGGTATATTCGGACTTGCTGACCGCTTCCGCCGTCGGGTATGCAAGGCGGCTGTTGTTGTCGGTGAACAGGGGCCACTGTGTTCCCTCTGCGATTCCGTTTTCGTTGCCCAGGCCGACTTCGGTCATAGTCAGAAGGCGGACCTTCCGCGTGATCTGCTCCGAACCGCCGCCGTCTGTGCTGGACTTTGCGACGGTGATTGTGTCGTTCAGAAGGGCGTTCCGGAAGTCGGCTTCGAAGAAGGACAGGAAGCCGGCTTCGGCCTGGTATTCGTTGTAGTTGGACCAGACGTTCGCGTTATCAGGCGGGGCGTCCTGTCCGTGCTGGGCGCTGTACCAGCCGCCAGGGCCGGCGGCACTGTTCAGCCATTGAAGAAGGTTCGCCACGGCGGCGCGGTTGTTGCCGTAATTTCTGCGGTCGCTGTTGCTGTTGTTCGGCTCTTTCGCGTCGAAGCATTTCAGGGAAATAATTCGCTCCGTCACCAGGCCCACGCGGTCGGAAGACTGGCGGCCGACTTTGAAGCGGATCACAGCGCCGTTATACTTCGTGTTGACCGATTTCACCACCGCGCCGACGGGCAACGTCGACAATTTTTTCGACATGGTATTCCTCCATTTCTTTTTTGAACAGGTCGTAGAACAGTTCGTTCGTCTGCCTGATCAAGTGATAACTGTTTCCGTGTTCAGCGTGGCCGGTCCAGGAAGAATATGACTGGACCACGGTTTCGAAGTCGATCCGCCCTTCGTCCAGAAGGTGACGGAACTTCTTCAACTTCCGCCTGATCCGATTCTTGCTGTCGCGGCGTATCTTGCGGACGACTTTCCCGCTGTCCGTCATGTACGTCCGGAAGCCCAGGAAGTCGATCCCCTGGGTCAGCGGGAACACGGCCGTTTTGTGATTCAATTCCAGGCCCAGCGGGACCAGGAACTTTTTGATTTCTTCCAGACAGTAAATCAGATAGTCCTTGTCCGGGTGGATCAGGAAGAAGTCGTCCATATATCGGCCGTAAAACTTGATTCCCAGACGTTCCTTGATCATGTGGTCCAGGCCGGACAGGTACAGGACCGCGAACCATTGTGAAGTGTGGTTCCCGATCGGGATTCCCGGTCCTTCCGTGGAGTCGATAATCAAGTCAAGAAGCCACAACACGCCGGGATCGTCGATGATCCGGCGAAGTTGTGACTTCAAAACGTCGTGATTGATACTGTAAAAGTATTTTCTTATGTCACACTTCAAGACCCAGCCGTCCGCCCCGAACTGCCTGTAATATCGTTGCATGAACGCTTTCAGACGGTCCAGGCCGAAATGTGTTCCTTTGCCTTTCTGACTGGCGTAGTTGTCAAGTATGAACGTCTTCGCAAGGCGCGGTTCCAGGACGTTGTCGCATAGGCTGTGCTGAATAATTTTGTCCCGGAAGCCGTTATACATGATCAGGCGTTCCTTCGGTTCATGGACCAGGAAGTAATTGTAGGGCGAAGGGCAGTATTTCCGCGACGTCAGAAGGAAGTGAAGGGCCATTAGATTTTCCAACAGGTTCACTTCGAAACGGACGACAGCGTATTTCCACCGCTTCCCATTGCGCGCTTCCAGGTAGGCAGAATAAAGCCGGTTAAAATCTGCCATGACTTCAAAGTCAGAAGGCGGTTTCTGTTCAGTGTTCTTCATAAAAATCTCCTTACCGCTTATAGTCTGGGCGTCGTACTGCCGAAGCCCTCGCGTCGGTAATCATGTGTTTACCCTGGCCTTTCCGGCGTCGGGAAGGATATGATCTCCTTTGTTGGGGTACTCTGTTTTCAGGTTCGTCGCCTTACTCGGTCGCGTTTTCCACCAAATCCGGGCGAACGCCGTTGTTGCCGTTGTACGCATTGTTCCAGTTCAGACTGCCGTCGGAATTGACATTCCGCACGTTGTTCGCGTTGCCGGCGTTCGGGGTACAGATCATACCCTAATATCATTAACCTTCCGTCTGGGTGGGCGGCTCCGCGACCGGCGCTTCGGCCTTTTCGGCTTCTTCGGCGGGCGCTTGCTCTGCCTTATACCAGGCGGCGGCCATGAACTTAACGTCCAGGGTGATCTTCGTCCAGTAGTCGAAGGTCCCTGTGTCGATATAGCCGCGCTTCTTTGACAATTCGATGAAGAACAGAAGCATTTTACAGGCCGTCAGGGCGTCCCGTTGAAGGGATAGCCGACGGACCTTGTCTTCTTCGTTCTGGATCGGATAGATTTCATTCGCGGCCAGAAGTTTTTCATAGATCGACAGAACGTGATCCTGAATCCTGTTGACGATAGTGAAGCGGACCTTCTTCGGGAAGTGCTTCGTGTTGTCGGTCAGGTCCAGGGTGTAGTCGATCAGTTTTGACGCAACAGGAAGGACGTGAAGGGGACTTTCATTCCCATTCGCCTTCCGCTGATAGTTTTTCCGGGTTCCCATTGATACACCTTCGCTTCCTGATTCTCTCGACGGTTTCACGCCGTCCGGAATAGTCGAAGCCATAGTCCCGAAGGACGACCGTCTGTTCTTCGCCTTCATAGGTCAGGCCGCACAGGACGACGTTGTCGCCCTCACAGCGGCCGCACACGGGCCGAAGTTCAATGAACAGGTTGGATAATAGGCACGACGTTTCCGGCGGCTTACAGGCGAAGCGGGTCATAGATACAGCCGGTTCTTCGCGGCGTCCAGAATCCCTTCGGGAAGTCCGGTTCCGTCGTAGCCCTTCCATTGGTTCAGTTGGGCCGTGGCGAAGGTGTGGGTCACAGCCGTTCCGGCGAAGCCGGTGTCCAGTTGCTCCCGGATCGCGGAAATGTCGAAGTCCTGGCGGCGCTGTACGGATTCCACGCTTTCGCCTGTGCTTTCCTGAACGTCGGAAGCGGCGTGGCCGTGGACGATCGGCGCGGAGTAGGCGACCATTTGCGCGGTCGTGACGAAGGACCCGTTTCCGACCTCGACCGTGATCCCGCTGTTTTCCTGGTTGGTGACGACCACGGCGACGTCGTGAATGTGGACCGTGTCGCCTTCACCGTCCATGCCGGCGCGGCCCAGGAAGGAATCAGGCGGAAGAATGTTGTCGCTGTCGGCTCCGTCCAGCCAGGAATAACTAAACATGAACGGGGCGTCTTTTTCGTCCAGGGCGAAGGTTGCCACCTCTCGGACGTACTGGGCCGCTTCCAGGCCGGCGTTCGTGACCTGGACAGGGATTCGCATATAGGACGGGTTACTTTCGACGAAGGTCTTTTCGCCGATCTGGGCGTTCACGTTGATCGGGTTCACAAGGGCGGTCAGCGTGTTCGGGCTGACCTGTGCGACACCGTCGCCGGCGGCCGCGCTGACCAGGACAAGGCGTTTCCCGGCCGCCAGAAAAGCGGTCAGGACTTCCGCGCCCCTGTCTGTGATTGTAGACTTAAATCGTGCCATTCGTGTTTCCTCCTTCTGGGTGGTGTTCGTGGCGGACCATATTGACCATAGCGGCCCCCACGACCGAAGCCGGGCGAAGGACGGTCTGTGGGATTGCCGTTTGAAGCAACAGGACCAGGTTCGCCGGGATCATTTGTTTCAGCGTTTCCGCCATGGCGTCCCGCTGGGTGTAGCCGGACAGTCTGATCCGGACGAACAGTTCATAGGCGTCATTATCCAGGACGACCTTGAAGTCGTCGCTGACGGTGGACAGGTATTTCAGAAGTGCCCTGTATGTGTAGGGCAGTTGGTCCAGGTACGCGATCAAGATTCTTTCGCGTCTGGATTCGACGGTGTCTTCTGCGGCCGCCACAAGGCCCAGAATCGCTTCCCAGCGCCGACAGCCATATTCGGACAGGCTCACCAGGAAGAAGTCGTCTGGCGCGCCCTGGACGTCCTGGACGGCCTTTGTGAACTCCGGCTGTTCTGCGGTTGCGATCTGGCCGAACTCGATCAGTTCTTGAAGGTGGCGGGGCCAGTATTCTTTAATTTCCATTCGTCACCGCCCCCAGAACTGGGATCGCTTCGCCACCCAGGGAAATATTCGCGGTTCCCTGGTTGATCTTCGTCCCTGTGATGTCAATGACGCCGTCAACGTTCAGGACCTTCGTTTCGATCTGGCTGACGCGGACGATCAGGTTTTCGGTGTCGGCCCACGTCCGGGCCAGGCTGTCGAAGTAGGACTGGATCGCCGCCTTCACCGCGTCCTGGGTGCTGGTCCAGGACGCCCCGCCCTCAAAGGTCAGGTTGAAGGACACGTCGATCTTCGATCCCGTGACGCCGGCCACCGTGACGACATGGCCGATCGGGGCCAGGCCGACGCCGGTTCCCTGGGTATTCACAGGGTCGATCGCTTCCTGGACCTGTTTCACCAGTTCGGAAGACGGGACGCCCCATTCGCTGTCCACCAGAACAATTTTCACGGTTCCGCCGCCGTTCCAGACAGGAAAAACTTTGACGGCTCCCACGCCGGGAAGAAGTTCAACCTTGTTTTTGTAGTCGGCGATATTCCCGCCGAACGCCTGGGATTTCAGCGATTCAAAGTAGCGGGCGCGAAGGGCGTCGTCGCTTTCTTCGTCTTCGCCTGGGATCAGAATGTCGGCCAGGCGCGCGGCCGCCAGTTCCGGGACGTAGTCGATCGGGAACAGGGTTCCGACATACTCGTTCCCCACAGTCCCGGCCGTTTCTGCTGTTAGGCTGTACTGGCCGGGGGCGATTCGCTCTGTAACGGTGAAGTTGATGTCGCCGCCGGAAAAGCGCGTCCCGATCTCCATGTCACAGCCGCCGCCGTCCGCCTTCTCGAAGTAGCCCTTCCGGACTGCCTGGGTCGCGGCCGTCCGGAACACGCTTCTTTCGCGACACTTCTTCGTCAGGTCGTCGCCGGTTTCTGTGTCCGGGAAGGCACGGTCCATAAGATAGGCCAGTTCAATATACAGGATCGCCAGTTCCGCCGCCGCCGGCGCGATCGCGTCGTAGACGATGGACCCTTCACGTTTATCCACCGAAGCGGAAACGCGGGCCAGACAGCGGTCCATGATGTTTTCAAAGGTCATATTCTCATACATTGGTTGTCACCGTCCTTTCGACGGGGATTTCCCCGAAGATTGTTTCGGCCGTGAAACTGACGCGGGCGGTCCTCTTGTCGATCTGCCAGACCTTGAAGTCTGTGACGCCGGTGATCCGGCTGTCCGCCAGAAGTGCTTCCGTGATAACTCGTTTGATTTCACTTGAAAACACATGGTAACTTTTCCCGACGACGGCGTTCAGTTCTGTTCCATAGTCCCAGGAATAGATCAGGTACGAAAACCGTTCCGTCATTAGGATTTTTATGATCGCCTGTTTCATGGCTTCCGTTTCGTCGACAAAACCAGCCACGCGACCGGTTTCAAAGTCTGCCTTGTAGGTTCTGGTCGGGTGTTCGGCGGCCGGCGTCACCTCGACGGCCTGGCCGATCGTGACCGAAGACTGGTTCGGTATTAGGACCATAGGATCACACCCTTCCCAGGACCAGGAAGGACTGTCCGCCCTGGTTTCGTAGAAGGACCACCTTGTCACCCACAGCCAGGCCGTAATAATATTCGGACGTTGGTCCCGTGTTGGTCAGGTAGTCATTTTTCAACGTGTGGTCGTGGGAAGCGAAGGCCGGATCGCCGGACCCGCCGCCTTTGGGCTGGGTAGTCGGGGAATCGGCGAAGCCGCTGTGACGGTGCGTCGGATAATAACCGGCGCGGAACTCCTTCATGACGACGATCGCTTCACCGGTGATGTCGAAGCGGTTGTCGACGCGGATCGTCAGCGGGGACGTAGCCGTCACGTTCCCAAAAAGGAAGGCCGCCGGAACGTTCGCGTTCTGCGACTGTTCAGCGACCTTTTTCATAGTTTCAAGAAGTGCCATGTCACACCACCTTCAATTTCAAAGTCATTTGTTCCTTCAAAAGATCGGCGCTGGCTTCCTCCACAATGAAGAAGGAACTTACGCCGACGTCCTTGATCCCGATATACAGGGCGCGGCCGGCTCTGACCGACAGGTCCAGAAGGGCCTTCACTTCGAAGGACTTCTTCGGCCGGTTGTAAAGTTCCAGCATTTGACCGCCGCGTTCCTTGATCTGGGCTTCGTTCATGTCTTCGTCAACGGTTTCGTAATTCTGCAAAACGCCCCACAGTTTGATGTTCTTGGAGTCCTGGAAAATATACACGTCCCGTTTTCCGGTCTTCTTGTTGTCGCGGACCAGTTTGATCTTGTTGTAGGATTCGGAATCTATGTCGGTTTCGTAGGTGTAGCCGGTCGCCAGGCTGGAATCTCCCACGAACAGGTCCAGTTTCGACTTCTCGACGTCTGTGATCCGAAGGGACCCGAAGTCGTCCCACAGGACGAACATTTTCCCGGAATTGATCAGGGTGTGATCCAGGGCCTTCAAAACGATGTCGAAAAGGGTCTGGCCGTCTTCAATCATGGAAGGGATCGCATAGCCGGTATTTTCAAGCGCCCCACATTTCAGGCCGAAGTCGGCCGCGATCTGGGTCAGGATTTGATCGGCTCGTTTTCCTGTGAAGACATAGGTTTCCTTGTTCTTCTTCAAATACCAGGTCTGGTCGTAGGCTGTGACCTCGACCCGGTCTGTTTCCTTCTGGCGGATTTTCACGACGTAGCCGTAAAAAATGCCGGTTTTCCCGTCCTTTAGGGCGACGATCCCCCCGTGGGTCCATGTCACGGAATCGTCGACGATCACGGTCAGTTCCAGGGAAGCGGGGGACCCGGACCGTTTTGTCGACCACTTCGCGCCGGCGCACAACGTTGTTACGTCGAAGGCGTCGCCGGTCACGTTGTTCTGGTACAGAATGGAGATCACGGGATTGTGAAAACCTGTCCGGGGTAGATCAGATTCGGGTTTGAACCGATTGTCCCCTTGTTGGCGTTGTAAATCTTCGTGTAGTCGCCCCCCTTGCCATAGAACTTCTTCGCGATATTCCACAGACAGTCACCGGCCTTCACGGTGTACGTCTTCGCGGCGGCGGCCGGGGGTTTCCCTGGTCGCTTCGGTTCTTTGGCCTGTGCCGGTTTCTTCGGCTCCGGCGGAAGGACGATCCGGCGCGGCGAATAGTCCTTCCATTCCGACAGTTTGATCGAATAGTAGAAGTCGCCCAGTTCTCCGGACCGTTCTTCGTAGTCGAAGGTTTCCACGCCCATTCGAACGTTAATGTCCAGGTCCGTTCCTGTGATCAGGAAACGAACCGGGTCCAGTCCGTCGCGGGCGTCCTGGATCGCGCGGACGATTTCGACCGGGTCTGTGATCCGGCCGGTCACGAAGGGCGCGTCATTCACAGGGAAAAAACTATCCCAGGCGACAGTCCGAAGTCCCTTCTTCCGAAGGATCAGAATGTCGCCCAGGACAAGAACGGTCGCTTTGTCGTTGTTACCTGGCGACGTCACTTTCAGTTTTTGCGGAAGGACGGGGATTTCTATTTCCCGTCCCCCCGCGATTATGGTCATTCCATAGTCGTTCATTATGCGTACACCCCCTCGGCGGCGGCTTCGAACTCGGTTTCCAGGCGTCTTTCGATCTTGTCGACCACTTCGTCGACGTCGACCTTCTCGCTGATCTTCGCGTCCACGGCCACAGTCGGGGTCAGTGTCACGAAGTTCTGAACGTAGCGCATTTCGGCCACGTCGCGAAGGAACTTCAAGTCTTCGTCGGCGATATTGACGTCTTCGTCGATGGACCCGACGGACCCGACGCGGTCCACGTTCCCGATGTCGCCGGGGTCTGTGTTCGCGTAGGCGGACCAGTCCGGTTCGGTGCTTCCGTTGCCGGCGGCGGCGGATTCTGCCTTCGCGGCGGCGATCTCCGCTTCTCGCTGGGCGGTAGCGGCGCGCGCTTCTGCCTTCATAGCAGACAGGGCGGAATCCCTCTCCGCGATCTGGGAATTGATCTGGTCCTGGTACGCGGCCAGGTCTGCGGCTCTGGCCTGTTTCGCGGCGTCATTCTCCATTTGCGCGGTTGTCCCGAACGTCACCTTCTCGATCGCGTCGATACTGACGCCCGGAATCTTGTTCAGGGTGTTTATGAAACCGTTTATGATGTCGATTGCCCCGTTGACCATGTTTTGAAGGATCGTCAGGACGCCGGCCTTCATATCACCCATAAAGTTTTGAATGTTCACGCTGGCCGTGTAGAAGGCCAGTTGAAGTCGGTTCCACAGGTTCATAACGAAGTAGACGCCGGTCATGAATCCGATCTTCACCCAGTCCCAGGCGGTCAGAACCGCGTTGACGCAGATCAACCAGGCGACTTTCAGGCCACCGACGGACTGGACCCACTTATAAATCGCGGCCACCACGACGCCGATCGCAAGGGCGATCCAGAACAAGGGGTTCGTCAGAAGTGTCGTGAAGAACGCCTGGGCGGCTCCGTTGGCGATCCATGTCGCGGCCGTCTGGATTCCCAGGGCCACAGCATAGCCCAGGGCGGCGGCCGCCAGGCCCCAGAAAACAGGGGCAATCATGGACCAGTTGTCATATATCCATTGTGCGCCCTGGCCGATCAGGGTCAAAACGGGCGTGAACGCTTCCAGGGCGATATTCTTCGCGATTGTCCACACCTGGGAAAAGGTCATAGGCATAGCCGCGAACTTCGCGTTGATTTCGTCGGCGGACGCCAGCATGGCATTTTTCACGATCGTCGAAGTGATCTGGCCTTCGGCGGCCATTTCCCGGATTTTCCCGATCGGGACGCCCAGGTAGTCGGCAATCGTCTGAATAATGGTCGGGGCCTGTTCGAAGACGCTGTTCAGTTCTTCGCCGCGAAGGACGCCGGACGACATGGCCTGGGTCAACTGCAACATAGCCGCGTCGATACCGGCGGCCGATGTTCCGGCAATCGTGAACTGTTTGTTGATCAGTTCGGAAAAGGCGATCAGTTCTTCGTTGCTGGAAAAGGCGTCGCCGGCCATTATGCCCATTTTAGCCACGGCGTCGGCCGTGGTGGAGTAGGCCGCGCGGGACCTGTTGGCGGACTTCATGATCATATCTTGAAGTTCGGCCGTAGTTTGAAGGCCGTCGTTCATCAGGTCCAGCCGCGCGCGGGTGGTGGTCATGCCGTCAGCCAGTTCGACGATCTTTTTCACACTGAACGCCGCAAGGGCGGACTTGATAACGCCGCCCATTTTAGACCAGACGGACTTCACCCTGTTCGCCCCGCGTTCCGCTTGCTCTTGGCGGTTGTTGAAGTTGTCAACCTGACGACTGGCCGCCCCGATGTCAGCGGCGCTTCGTTCGAAGGGCGCGCCGGGGTCGATCGTGTCCGTCAGGGCGTCGGTTGCGTCCAGGGTTCGGTTCAGGCGTTGGGCCGCGCCGATCATGGTGTTCAGGCGGGAAGTCATTCTGTCCTGGATCGAAAACTGTGTAGATACGCCGGCCATTTTATCACCTGCCCTTCTTGCCCTTCCGGCGCTTCGCTTTTGCCGCTTCCTTCTTTTCCTTCTCGATTTGAAGGTCTATGGAAGCATAAATGAAGGCCCGTTCCCGTCTGGGAAGGGCCAGAAGTTGTCCCGGAAGGATTTTCAGCCGGTGGAGGGCGTAATGGGCGTACACCGATTCGCCGTCGGCGTCCGCCTCATTCCCGCCCCCCGTGATTAGTTTTTTGCTTCGTCCCTCAACTCGTTCACGTCGTCAGTGAAGCCGTTGATTTCCTGGACGGCCAGAAGAAGATCGGTGTACTGTCCAGGGTTCAGGACCAGGTTGATCAGGTCTTCCGCCCCACGGACGCCCTTCTTCGCCTGGAAGTCGGCGTCCTTGAAGTTGGGGTCAATGCAACAGGCCGCCACAAGGCGGGCGTTGTAAAGGTCAGTGTCGGTGTCGATTCGCTTCTGGCGGGTCTTCTTGTCGAACTCGACCTTCTGACAGGTCTTTCTAATGGCCTTGTTCTCCGCTTCCGTAATGGAACGGATCACGAAGGGGAAGGGGAACGGCGCGATCTGGACTTCCGTCTGGGTCGTGCCGATCTCCGCGTCCATAAGGAACTCTTGCAATTTACCCATAGTTTTTTACCTCGCTTTCAAATTAGAACTTGGTGAAGGGGGTCAGAATGTCGAAGTCCTCGAAGGTGAAGTCGACGTCTTCGTCCAGGGGATCGTCGCTGTCGCCGTCCAGTTTTGCCAGGACGACAGAATCCAGGTTACAGCCGATCAGAAGGACCGACTGTTTCCCGGCGGAAGATTCCTGGTCGTCATTCTCGACCACCATGTCGAAATAGATGTCCTGGCCGGTTTCCTTCCAGGTCTTGACCATGTTTCGGAACAGGGGCGTCAGATAGTAAAGGGTCATGGACCCGGTTCCGTTGCCGCCGGTGGTCTTGTGGCCGGTCATGCGCTTTCCGATTGCCTTGACCTCGGACTTCGACTTCTCGACGGTCGCTTCAATGGTCTTCGACATGAACAGTTCTTCGTTGTTGCCGTTGACCTTCGCATAGGCGCGGCCTTCCTTGCCGGAAATGGTATCAGGCGCGTTCAGGGTTTTCATTTCGGTTCACACTCCTTCCGTTAGTTGACGACAGTCGTCATATACAGTTTTTCCATACTGTCGTTCGGTTTCAGGGCGGAGTCGACGGCGACGTCGCGTTTTCCGTTGCCCTGCTGAATGGTAATGTCTTCGGAAACGAAGTCGCTGATCGCGTCGATGTCCTGATACTGCAAGGCCAGGGACACCAGGTCAGCCTTGAACAGTTGACGGCCGGTGTCGCTGTTGGTCACTTTGCCGATATAGGAATCGCCGAAGATTCGGGCGACGTCGTTCGCCCAGCCGTCCAGAACGCGAATCACGCGGTTCGAAGTCCAGTCTTCGGTCACGCCGCCGCCGAAACTGGTCAGGCTGTTAATGTCGGTCAGGACACGGGCCTTCCCATAGTCGGCATAGAAAACGAACTCGCCGGCCTGGATCGCCGCTTCGAACTGGGACTTCGTATATTTAATGTCCACGTCCACGGCGTCGTCGTAGGCGGTATTGGTCAGGCTCTCGTTGATCTCTGCGCCGGCGGAAGCGCCGGACACCCACGCGACGGCCTTGTCGCCGGTCACGGTGGTTCCGTCGTTCAGGACGACGCCATTCTTCACGTTGATCAGGCCGATATTGTCGCCCTTGTAGTCGTGAAGGACGCCGACGATCTTCTTTCCTTCGTCGTCGCGAAGACGCTTCACGAAGGTCGCATACAGGGACTTGATTTCTTCATCGGTCCCAGGGTAGCCGACCACGTTGAAGGATTCCACTTCGAAGGCGTTCAGTGCGGCGGTGTGGGCCGCGCCGTTGACGGTTCCGTTCGTGCCGCCGGTCAGCGGGGTCGCCACGGCCGGGGTCAGGGAAGACGCGCTTCCGAAGGTGACGAAGTCGTTCGCTTTCAGGTTGGCCGATCCGGTGGCCTTTGCGACGGTCTGGGAATCCATGACCATTCCGTCAAGGTAGGTTACGACGTCAACGTTGGTCGCGTTGTCGGCGTTGGTCAGGATCGCGACGCTGATCGCGTTTCCGCGCGTTCCGCCGCAGGCGGCCGTAACGGTCACGCCGCCGACGGTCGCAGTCGCCTTCTTGCCGCCGGAATTGACGCGATAGATCATAAGGGTTCTGGCGCGCTTCAATGCTTCTTTGACAAGAAGAATGTCGTCCGCCGTAGGATCATAGCCGAACACGGACAGGGCGTTCTTGTTGAAGTCCTCCGCATACACGGAAAAGACCTTGTTTTCAGGCCCCCAGTTCAATTCCAGGGGAAGGGCCGCGACGCCGCGCGTCCCCATTTTTACGACGCTTCCCAGGCTGACGAAGTTAATATACGCGCCGGGAAGAATCTTGTTCTGTACGGTAAAAGTTCCGCCACCGATAGGCATGACTTACACCTTCCTTTCCAGAAAATCAGTAACCAGGCGGACAGCCTGGTCCTTTGTGTAGACCTTCCCGTCTTCCAGGATCGCCGCGACGGCGTCACGGGGAAGGTTCAGGGTTTTCGATTTGACCAGTTGTTCCTTTGTGAAGGTCGGTTCCGCCGCCTGGTCTGCGGCCGGGGCCTTCTTCTTTGCGGTTGCCATTATTTGATTTCCTCCGTTTGTCCCAGGTTTTCCATGAAGGGGATTTCCGCCGGCGTCAGGACGAAGAAGAAGTCTGCGTCGAAAGTGAACTGATAGACGCGGGCGTTCTTGTCCGGTCTGGCTCTCTGGTTCGTCAGGCGGATCGTCCGGGTCTTCTGATCCGTTTCTTTCACGGTCAGCGTTTCGAACTGGTCGTACATTTCTTCGGCCCAGGCGTTGAACTCCATATTCTCCTTCGATTTCAGGAAGTACAGGACTTCGATCTGGATCGACCTTTTCCGGCGGCGGTCCAGGTGGGCTTCCTGGCCCGATTCGATGATACCGACGAAGAACTGGCCGTCGGCGTCCTTCGGGATTTCGTCGACATAGACCTTCCGGTCAGGCCATACGCCAGCCAGTTTCCCGGCGATCGCTTCGATAAAATTGTTCAGGGTCAAGCCAGATCACCGTCCTTCACTTTGATCTCCTGGTGGGTCGCATAGACGGCCGGGCGGCCGACGACCTGGAACGCCAGAAGACGCCGGCTGTTCGGGTCCTCACGGCCGAACCGTTTCAGGGATATACTGTCGCCAGGAAGGACAAGAAGGTCAGGCGCGGCAAAGATAACGGCGTCATAGTCGACTTCGTTCTGTGCGTCCGTCTGCTGACTTTTGTCACTTCCTGAATACGACAGCGCGCAAATGATTTCAGAGTATTTCACAGCGGGGACGGCCCTTGTGATGTGGTTCGCCCCCGTCGCGGGTTCCGTCCGGCTGATTGTGGCGGTGTCTTCGTAGGTCATTTCGATCGCCGCGCGCTCTGCGGCGGGGTTTCCGAACATACGATCACCACCTTACTTTCCGGTATTCGTTCAGGACCGTTCGCCAGCCGAAGAAGTCCTGACCGTCAGCGCCCAGATTAAAGGTCGACGCCGATCCGGAAGCGCCGGAAGCATTGGCGAAGGACGTTGTGACGTCGCCACGCTTCACGGACGCGACCGGGCCGACGGCCGCCTGGGTGGTTCCCAGGCCGGCGGCCTTATAGTAACTGACACACATGACGATCAGGGCGTTTTCCAGCGGGGCGGGAAGCGTGTCCTGATTGATGTAGGACAGGACCAGGTCTTCCACCGTCTGAACGACGAACAGAAGAACTTCGTCCTGGTCCGTCCCGTTGATCCCCAGAAGGGCCTTGACCTTTGCCAGCCGGTCTTCCTTCGACATAAGAACGCGAAGGACTTCCTTCTGTTCAAGGGCTGTCAGGCCGTCCAGGGAAGACAAAATCTGTTGAAGCACGTTTCCACCACCTTTCGCCGGCCGCTTCGGTTATACGCCGGCGGCCTGGATCAACTCGACGATCTCCGCCTTTGTGGAACCGTCAGGAACGTCGATACCGGCGGCCTGGGCGGCCGCCAGAAGTTCGTCCTTGTTCATCTTGGACAGGGGCTTCACGCCTTCGTTGTCGCCTTCCTGGGCGTCAGGCTCGACGTCAGGGATCGCGGTATAGAAGGGGCTGTTCTTCATCTGTTCCAGGACGGTTTCGTCGTTAGGCTCGACGATCGACCCGGTTGTGTTGATTCTGAACTTCATGTCGGTCACGCTCCTTCCAGATTAGGCCAGGGATTCTTCGATATAGAAGATCAGGTCAGGGGTCAGGGCCTTCGTGCCGTAGTCGTAGAACATGGACACGCCGTAGTCGTTGGACAGGGGAATCTTCTCCGGCTCTGCGTAGGGGTACATAACGACAGGCTGGGCCATAGCACCGTCAACCATGCACAGGGCGCGGGTTGCGGTGGTTCCGGGGGCGACAGGAAGGTTGATGGAAGAATAGACGCGGACGCCGTGGAACATACGGAAGTCCTCGGCGGCGGTGTCAACGTTCGCGTTGTTGGTTCCCTTATCCAGATAGTTTCTGGCGCGGCCGTACATGACGGGGTCCAGAACCAGACGGATCAGGTTGCGGGGTACGCCGCGAACATAGTCGTTCTTCACGGTTTCGACCGCCTGGATCAGTTCTTCCAACTGGTCTTCGACGGTGGTTCCCTTCGCGGTCAGTTTGGTTCCGGCGGTCTTCGCCTTTGCGAAGAAGTCGGCGTCCAGTTCGGCGGCCACGGTGTCGACGTGGTTGTCGGCGCGACGGGCCATGATGTTTCCGACGCCGAAGGTGTCCAGGTCGAACTTTGCGGCTTCCTCCACGATCTCGCGGTGAATGTCCAGGTTCACGGTAGTAGGGGGGACGGTGATCGCCGCGCCCTTTCCGGCGGTTCTGGCGGTTCCGTATGCCTGGGACGCGCTGTTCTTGAATCGCTTATACTCAACAGAACCAGTCGCGGGGTTGCCGGTGTAGGACTGGGACTTCAAACCGGCCGCCAGGGTTTCCTTCTGAATGTTGCTGATCACCAGGCCGGACAGTTCGGACAGTTCGACCTTAGTAGAACCGGTCTGGATCAGGCTGATCGCTTTCGTTCTTGCCATAAAATATCATTCCTTTCATTGTTGGCTGGTTGGTAGGTTAGATCACGACAGGGCCGTCGACCTTTGCGGCCGGCTCCTGGCGCGCGCCGGGGTCAGCGGGCTTCGCGCCCTTAATGTCGGGGTTCGCCGGGTCCTGGCTCTTGAACAGGTACGCCTTCGACTCCTTCAAGGGTTTCAGAAGGCCGTCAAGGTCAGTTTTCAGCGTCCCGGCGGCGTCGACCTCGATCTTGTCCAGGTCCAGAAGGGAAATAATGTCGGCCGGGTCGTGGGCCTGGTTCGCCAGGGCCATTCGAAGGGCCGTGTTCTTCTGAATCTTCGTGATCTCTTTCTGGTGGTTGGTTCGAAGGGTTTCAAGCGTGGTCTGGGCGGTCTTGACGTCGTCCGCGATCTTCGCCGGATCGCCGGACCCGCCGATCGCCTTCAATGCTTCGGCGGCGGCTTTCAGCGCATTTTCGGCGCTGGTCTTTCCGCTGTTGGCTCCGTTGTACTTATCGGCCGGGACGAAGGTTCCGTCGTTACCGACGACCAGGTCCACGTCCTTTCCGTCCTTGCCCTTGCCCTTCAAGGCCGCTTCGACCTGGTTCGACAGGTCAGCCCCCAGAATGGTTTTGACGCTCTCTGTGATCATGGTTTGCTCCTTTCTCCGCTGTCTTTACCGTGACTTCCACACGCTTTGCGGTCCCGCCTGGTCGCCGGGCGGGTGCGGCTGTTTTGGGTATGAAAAAGGCGCTCCCCGCGAAGGGGAACGCCTTGATCAACAGGCATAAAAAAACGCCGCCTTGTGGCGACGTTCCTTTATTGTGGGTGGTACTGGCACTTCAAACAGGTTTCCTGGTTCCTGTCAGTGAACTTCATGTAGTCAGGAAGTTCGGACAGGGGGGACATTTCTTCGAAGACCAGGGCGGCGTCGAAACAGTCCATAGCGTCGATTTCCCTGTCCACGATAGGACAGTAGCACTTCTTATTTTCCATTCTCGATCACCTCCATTACGTCCTTCACGGCTCCCTTGAATTGGTCCCGCTTGAAGGCCGTTCTGATTTCATTGTCGGCGTTCAGCACATAGGCCGCGCCTTCTGTGGAATAATAGTTCGTAAAGACTGCGCCGGTCCAGTGCTTCCGTTTCAGGGAGAAGATAGCGTTTTCGATGAACGATCGCGCTTCCGCTTCGGTTGCACTGTGGCCGTGATCCGCGACGTGGCCGGCGTTCAGCCACAGCGACGCCGCGTCGATAGGCTCCGGCGGAACTCTGATTGTTCCGAAAATGCCGGTTCCCTTGATTTTTTTATACAGATCGAAGTCCGCCCTGGTGGCTTCCGGGACGCGCCCCTTGTAGGAATAGAAGGATTTCAGATCGGACCAGGCGTCCGGGTCTGTGTATTTCATTTCCTGGAAGGCGTCAAGGTCGGCCGGTGCGTCAGCGCCCAGGCGTTCGGAATACCGGCCGAACTGCTCCGCGTCCTTGCCCTGATTATACGACTTCTGGCGTTCCTTTTCAACATAGCCGGGGCCGTGGGCGTCGACTTGCTGTCTGTACCAGTCTTCGTATGTCATATTTTCCGGCATAGGCTGGCCGGAATTGTACCAGTCCAGGGCGTCGTCCGGGTCATATTCGACTGTGGTACAACGGTCGTTCGGGTGCATAGGTGGGTAGTTCACGCCGGCCTGGGCGTCCTTCAACTTGAAGTGTTTCCCGTCCAGGGCCGCGCACGTTTCACAGGTCCGCGCGTCATGGGTGGCGATATATTCGTACTGATCCACGCCGGCGGCATTATAGGCCGCCTTGTCCGCTTCGCTGTGGAAATGCGTTGTTTCGGTCCGGATCAGCCGTTCGGCGGCCTTGTAGGACTGGCCCATTTTGGCGGACAGTTCCTTCGACATGGTCGCCACGCTCTTTCCTTGCATGACGCCTTGCGTGATGGTTTCCCGGACATGGAACAGAAGCGCCTGTTTGTTCCTCCACAGGCGATCGGAGAACATAGCCCCGGACCAGGGATAGGACAGAACGTTTTCAACGACGCTTTCGTCCAGTTTGGCGAACTCATGGATAAAGCCGGCGCGGGACTGAATGTCATAGACCTTCTTGTAGTAGCCTTCCCGGAAGGTTTCGCCGAACTCCGCCTTCATCTGGGACACGCCGGTTTCCCACAGTTCATTAAGTTTCAGGTCGATCTGTCCCAGAAGGGCTTCCAGGCGGGAAATACGGCTGTTCGTGGACAGGGCGTCCAGTTGGGCCGTCAGAAGGGCCTTGACGCGGGGGTCAGGCTCCGCCGCGATCCTGGTGATATATTCGCCCAGGGTCGCCTTCCATTCCTGGAACTCCTTCCTTGTCAGAAGGCGGACGGCCTGATCGTATGTCAGGCCATACTTCCCGGCGTACTTCGAATAGAAGTCGCCTATGTCGCGCCGGATCGCTTTCGCGGCCCGGTCGTATTCCTGGAACATTTTCGCCGTTAGCCCGACTCCGCGAAGATAGGCTTCATTCTCGCGTTGAAGGGCACGGGCGATCCAGTATTCCTTATTCCGTGTCATTCAGGCCACCAGCCTTTCCAGCGGCCCCTTCCTCGCCCTTCTGGGCCGTCTGTGGGACGTTTCCGGCTCCCAGGGTGTCGTCGAACAGACCTTCCCCAAACTCCGCCATAGCGGCCTTCTTTTCGCTGTCCAGTTGGGCCAGTTCTTCGTCGACGTCCGTCACCCAGGGGTGATTTTGAAGGATCGTCCGTTTGGAGATCAGGCCGTCACTGGTTCGGGCGTTGTTGATGATGTCCGTTTCATTGACCGGAAGGTCCATGTTGAAGACTATGTCGAAGTCCTCGTTCGTGAAGTCGCCCTGGCCGGTGATCTGGAAGTAGACGTCAATGAACAGTTTCAGGCGGTGGAAGGTGTCTTTCAGTTCGGTTCCCAGGGAATCACAGTCGGCGTCCAGGTCCATATATCGGAAGTTGATCGCCGATCCGCTGGCGTTCCCCAGTTCCGGGTCCTTCGTGTCCACGCCGGCCGCGAAGTCGTAAATGTCCCGGCGCTCATTGTCCAGGAAGGCCATGACAGCGTCAATGTTCAGGTCTGCCTGTAACTTATCCACGCCGCCGTCGGAAGTGACCTTGATCGCCATGTGTTCCTTCAAGTCCTTCAAGAACTCCGCCAGATCGGTTCCGCCGTAGTTTTTCAGGATATAAATGAACTTCGCCACGTCACGAAGGACGTCGGCCGTCACGCTGTTTTGCCAGTTGATGTCGTCGATCAGGTCCTTTATGAAGTAGCACAGGGGAAGTTCTTCTTCGTTGTACTTCAACCAGGCGATCGGAACTTCTTCCCAGTTGTAGGGTTTCCCGGCGACGGTGAAGTGTGGTTCAGTCCAGTCGTTTTCCTCGGTCCCGTGTTCCTTGTCGACGTAGAAGTCGCCGGCCCCGGTCCCGCCGAAGGCGTCCGTCTTGAAGTAGCGAACGCCGCCGGTCCACCAAAATTCGGCGTGTGTGATCGTGTGCTTCCTGGTCCCGACATAAATGATCTGGTCATAGAAGCGAATGAAGGCGTCCAGTTTCGTTCGTTCGGAGTCGCGCCACAGGGGAACGACTTCGGTCGACGGTACACGCATGAAGGCCAGTTCGCCGGCGTCGTCGAAGTAGGGCTGAATCCAGGCGATCCCGGACTTGACCGCGCCTTTCCCCAGGCTCTTGATCTTCCGGCGGAAGGTCTGGTCAAAGACTTTGTTCAGGGCTTCGCCATATTCTCCGCTTTCGGTGTCCACAGTCCAGGGCTTCGACAGAAGGTAGTTCGCCTTCTGGTCCACCAGTTTTTTCAGGATAGGCCGTTCGATCTTCGCGTTCGATCGGTTGGCGACGTCGACCGTCTTCTTCTGGACGGAAGACCTGTTCCTGTAATACGATTCGGCTTCCAGTATGATTTGATATTGTTCGGACTTCTTGAACTCCCGGATTTCCTCGCTGACGATCTGGGCCAGGGTCATAGTCGCTTTTTCAGGGTCGGACAGGATCAGATTGATCCGGTCCATGACAGACAGTTCCATTTCCTCCACCTCACTTCAAAACTTCGATAGACGAACCGCGTCGCGGACGCTCCACGCCATAGCGAAGGGCCGCCATAGCGTCGTCCATGAACTCGACAGGTTCGTCGATATAAAGGCCCGTGGTCGGGTCCTTTTTCCACTTCCACTGTTGAACTTCTTTCAGAACATTCACACAGGAAGGGTGTATGTGTATCTTTCGGCCTTTCAGGAAGTCGATCTGGGCCTTCACGCTTCCAGGCTCCTTTTTCACGGGATAGGCGCGGAAGCCGGCCTTCTGCCATGTCCTGATCCGGTCTGGCTCCGCAGAATCGCAGAACATTTCAACGCGCGGGTCAATCTTTGCCTGACGGGCCAGGCTGATAATTTCTTCGGTGTCCTTCTCGAAGACGTATATTTCCGAAGTGACGTAGATTTCGCCGTCCTTCCAGCCGACACCCAGGATCGCGTCGGCATGGTTGAAGCCGAAGTCCTGTCCGTAATAAAAGCCGTCGAAGTAGTCGCGCCCGGTAGGGAAGTTGTGGACTTCGAAGTTCGTCAGGATCAGGCCGCCCAGTTCGCCCCATTCACCCAGGCCATAGACGCGATAACCTTCGGGGTCTTCTTCCTTGCGTCGCTCCATACGGCGAAAATAGGCTGGGTCTATGAATCGGTTTGTCTTATATGTTGAATGGTGGGCCAGGACGTCGGGATCGGCCTTGTCGAAGTACCGCCCTTTGATCCAGTGCGTCGCGCTGACTGGGTTGAACGTCATTGTTATCTGGTAGTACAGATTCGGATTCA